AGGAGTACGAGGAATTAAACAACAACCTTGCGCGGCCTATCGGTACGCTAAACTGCCGGCACGTTGCATTCCCAATTATTCTAGGTGTGAGCGAGCCTGCCTACAGCGACGCAGAGCTTGCCGAAATGCGGCGAAAGAACGCAGAGGGTATTACATACGATGGCAAGCATTACACAGGATATGCAGCCACGCAGATGCAGCGTAGAATGGAACGTAGTATACGCAAAACAAAGCGCGAGCTGATAGGCCTTGACGAGGGGAGGCTTAAGGACGACTTTACCGCGTCCAGCATCCGTTTAAGGCGGCAACGAGACATGTACAAGGACTTCTGCGGACAAGCTGGATTAACGCCACGCAGCGATCTTACACAAGTATCGGGATATGGGCGCAGCATGAGCGGGAGGGTATTAACAGCAGAAAAAATCACTTTTGCGAATAGTTGAATCGGGGCCGAAAGGCCCTTTTTTCATACAAAAAATAGCTGTCCGCAGGCGTACGATTGCGGATAGGCATGAGACGCGACCTCGTATAAAAGCATACCGAATGGAGGAATTATGAAGAGGGAATTTTTGAAGGAACTGGAACTGACAGACGAGGCTATCGACAAAATCATGGCCGAAAACGGCAAAGATATTGAGGGCTTCAAGTCTAAATTGTCAACGCTGGAAACGGAACGCGACGGTTTAAAAACCCAACTCGACGAAGCAAACACACAAATTGAGGGCTTTAAAGAGCTTGACGTTGAAGGTATCAAAGCCGCTGCGGACGAGTGGAAGCAGAAAGCGGAGCAGGCAGAACAGGATTCCGCTAAACAGTTGGCAGAGCTTAAGTTCAACCATGCGCTTGAAAGCAAACTGGCTGGAACCAAAGCCAAAGACGCTGCAATCGTGGCGGGGCTGCTTGATCGTGACGCGTTGAAGCTGACCGAAGACGGTATTCTCGGCCTAGACGAACAGCTTTCAAAAATCAAAGAAGAAAAAGGATTCTTGTTTGAATCTGAAGACGACAAAGACCCCAAACTTGTAATCGGGGGCGGCACTGGCGGCTCATTAGAAGGTGATGCAAACGAAGCGTCGCTTAGGGCTGCTATGGGCTTAGGAACAGAAAAAGGAGATAAGTAATGGCAAATAGTATTGTTTTAGCAAAGAACTACACGGCGCTGCTTGACGAGGTATATCGCAATGCATCCGTAACATCCGATCTGACTAGCGATCCGGCTATGGCACGCGCTGGCGTGAACGCCAACGAAATCGTCTATCCGCAGATTGAAGTATCGGGGTTAGGTGACTACGACCGTTCGAGCGGTTACACTGACGGCTCGGTTGACGTTGTGTGGAAGAGCAAAACGTTCAACATTGCGTTTGGACAGGCTGGCGCTACATTGCAGCGCGAGAAGGTTGCGCCGGAAGCGGACGCTTTCACATTCGCAACACTGGCGGGCATCGATGGCATTTCCAAAGCAACACCGGCAACGTATGCCAATGCAGACGCTTTTCTTGCAGCATTGCTGACAGCAAAAACCACGATGGACGAGGACGAAGTGCCGGAAGAAGGCCGGTATCTGTATGCAACTCCTACGCTGGTGAATAGCCTGCTCGCGCTGGATTCCTACAAATCCAAGGAAGTATACGAGAGCTTTGCAAACGTCAAAAAAGTGCCGCAGGCGCGTTTCTACACGGCTATTGACTTGCTGGACGGCAAGACAGAAGGCGAGAAAGCCGGGCACTATGCCAAAGCCGCTCCCGTGTATACCGTAACCGCAGCTGAACCCGCAGACTGGGCCACGAAGTACAAGACTTATTATACCGTCAGTGATGGCGTTTACAGCAATGTAACCGGCGACACTGCGCCGACATGGGCGGCGGCCACCTATTACAAGAAAACGGCTGAGGGCGGGTCTGACATCAATTTCATGATCATCCACAAACCCGCTATCATCAAGCACGACAAGCACGTTGTGGGCAACATCATCGCACCGGCCAGCAACCCGAACAGTGACGCGTACATCCTGAAATACCGCAAATACGAACAAGGTTGCGGGTATCTATCTCAGCCACAAAGCATAAGGAGGAATACCATGAGACGAGTAGGAATGCCTGCGGGTAAACCAGCGGAGCCAATCAAGGCTCCAAAGCCTACCAAGCCAGCGGAGCCAATCAAAGCTCCAAAGCCTACCCCTGCGCCCGCTAAGGGTAGAAAATAGGAGGTATTGGCATGTATGAAGTAATCAAGGTTTTTGCAGACGGCGAGAACGGCGTATTGCTGAAAGATGGCTATACTTATGCTGTGGGCGACAATTACCCGAAAAACGGGTTTCACGCTGCGCAGGAACACATAGGATATCTGCTGGGCAAGAAGTATATTAAGGCCGTAAAGCCAAAGCAGGAAGCCAGGAAGAACGACGAGGGGCGCGAATAAGCGCCCTTTTCTTATGGAGTGAATGAGAATGTATATCAATCGGGAAGAGTACGAGGAATACGGATATTCTGCTGTGCCGGAAACTGAATTCGAACGGTATGCCTACAACGCTGAAACGGTTGTGCGCAAGTACACGTTTGACCGCATCAGCGACGCAGATTTGCACCCGGACGAGACAGCCGATGCGGAAGTCAAGCGCATAGCTGAAATGAATCAGAGGGGCGTTTGTGAGATTGTGGACGTGCTGCATAAACAGGAGCAGGAAACAGTCGGCGATGCAGGCGCGGCAATCAAGTCTTTTTCCAATGAGGGATATTCTGAAACGCTGGACACATCCGGCCAGAGTGACGAGAAAGTGCAAGGCAAAATTCAGAGTATCATGCATTCTTATTTCACATCCGAGCAGCTTTATCGGGGGGTGACGTGATGTTTGCGGCGAACGTAAGCGTAACCATCTGGAACAGGTGGAAAAACGCAGACAACAAAGACGAGTGGTTCCGTACGGTTATACCTGTGTTGGTGCGGTGGAAGTCGCATACAGAGCGGAGCGTGTCCGGCACATCGGCAAGCGTGGCAAATACCTATGTGGTTATCATGCCGCCGAGCGAGCAGTATACACCCGAAAGAGAGTGGAAGATACTTGAAGACAAAACCGGGTACTTCACTTTGCAAAAAGGCGATCTGTTGGCGCTGGGTGAGGTAGACGCAGAAATCACGGGCGTTACGCCTAACCGTGAATCTGAGGTAAAAGCCGCGTTGTCGCCAAATGTAATGACAATCAAGAGCATTGAGGACAATACAAGGGTGGCACACGGCAAACACTATCGGTTGGAGGGCTTCTGATGGCAAAGGATATCAGCTTTGAATGGTACATGCCGATTGATCGGGTTATCCGTGACGTTGGGGTAAATAAAAATCTGATGGAGTTTGCGGCGCGGGAGTGGCACAAGTTGTATACGCCGTTTGTGCCGTATAAAACCGGGATGCTCAACAGCAACGTTCGCTTTTCGGCGACAGATAGCACTGGAACGATTGAGCACATGCAAAAGGAATATGCAAACAAACAGTACAACGGCGTGGGGTTTAACTTCAACAGAACCGTACATCCGCTGGCATCCGCATTTTGGGATAGGGCTGCAATGGCCGCAGGAAAAGGTGCTGCGCTTGCTAAAAGCATGCAGGCGTTTGTAAACAGAGGTGGGAAATGAACATAGACAAAGCATTGCAAGAGTGGATTATGCAAAATGAATCGTTGACGGACAATCCGTTGTTTTACTGGCTAAACGCTCACAACGGCGCGGTTGCGATTATACCGATACCGACAGAAAGCGGAGCGGAGTTCATCGGTGATTATAAAGAAGTAACATACGATTTCATGATGCAGGCTTCGTTTGACGTTTCCACCACCACGGACGACTTGAACACAGAAAACATGATGACGCTGCGCGAGTGGCAAGACTGGATAGACGAGCAGGAACGCAACGAGAATTACCCCGATTTTGGGGAAAAGTACAGCTGCTATGAACTGCAAAACCTGTCCGATATGCCAACAATGGCAGGCGTTGACAACGACAGCGGGATAGCGATATTCCAGTTTCCCGCAAGACTAACATTTTTAAAGGAGATATAGAAATGGCAGAATTGACATTGACAAGGGTAAAAAAGCACTTGAATTACCTGTTTTTGGACACAACGCCGGGTGAATCTACGGAAACGTGGAAAAGGGCGGGTAAATCAACGGACTTTGCGATCGCAATGAACAACGAGCAGGAAACGTTTGATTACATTGCGGACGAAAGCCCGACAACAGAGCTTAAGAGCTACAAGCCCACGGTTGCACAGACGCAGGCGGCGTATATTGGTGACCCAATCTATGATTATGTGTTCGACCTGTATAATAAGCAGGCAACGGGCACGGATGCTGTGACCCAGGGGATGATTGTGTATCAGCAGAAAAGCGGCACAGGCGAGACCGCCGAAAATGTAGCGATCCAGTTTGAGGCGCTGATCACAATTGACACCTATGACATTGTGGCAGGTACAATTACCTACACAATCGAACAGCGTGGCACGGCTACAAAAGGCACAGCTGTTGTAACAAATGGAGTGCCGACGTTTACTGCGGCAGCGTAGAACGAAGGGGGAGGGCTTTAACCGGCCCTCTCTATTCAAATTAAGGAGATATGGACATGGGCATTATTGTTAATTTTGGTAAGAAGGAATTACCGCCTATCAGCATAAACGGGCAGGATTTCACGTTGAAGATTTCGGAGGCGGATATTGCCGCAGATTTGGCGGCTATCATGGAATCATCCGGTGAGGTTATCAAAAACAAAGCGGATTTCCCTGATTACAAGATGGGCGATGACATAAAGGACATACCAGACGAAGCCGTAGATGCTATGGTGTCGAGCGGGAAGACGGTTACAGACATAAAGACAGCGGGAATGCGGTTGATTGAGAAGATGTTCGGCAAAGGCGCGTACAAGAAAATCACAGCGGGCAGCTATTTCACATCTGACGATGATTTGGAAGTAGTGCAAAGCGTACTTACGGCGGTGAACGAATACAAAGCGCAGGAGCGCCGCGAGAAAAACACGCTTGAAGGCAGCAAAAAGGCGAAGTAATGCTATCGTTATCAAAACGGCGCTGTGACACTCTGCCGGAGGAAATAGACGGCTGCGAGATTGACGCGGGGTTTCGTACAATCCTCATGATACTGCGTTTACTGAACGAACAGGAAGACGGCATGATGGCGGCGTTGGAAGACGCGCTGCATTTCTTCTATGTGGACGAACGCCCGGAAGATGCGCTTGACAAGATGTTTGATTTCATCCGGGGCGGAGATGCGCCAGAAGAAAACGACGAACCGCCGCGCATGGACTGGGAATTTGACGCAGCCGAGATATACGCTGATTTCATTGCGATATACGGAATCGATTTATTGGAATCAACTATGCACTGGTACACATTCCTTGCAATGCTGGGCGGCGTAATGGCGCGTGAGGGTGCTTTGTCGTCTAAGGTACACACCCGGTTTATGGATTTGAAGGGGCTGAAAGGCAAGGAGCTTCTGGACGCACAGAAAGCCAAAGATCACGTGCAGATACCCGAAAAGCTAACGCTTGAAGAACTGGAAGCCGAAGCACAGGCAGCGCAGGAATACGAAGACGAATGGGGCAACATTTGATTTCCTGCCGCCCTGGTGGTAAAATGTGGGTATCATTTTGGAAAGGTTGGTTGTGTTCTATGAAAAAGATTTTGCTTGTTGTGTTGTGTGTTGTGCTAGTTTTTTCAACCGCTGGGTGTGGTGCTAATTCATATATTGACGAAATAGATATTAAAAAACACAGTAATTATGATGGTGGGGATTATGTTTATGGAAGCGCAGACATAAAGAAGTCATTTAA